ACAACTACTCTTAATGGTGCAATCAATAGTTCTGTAACAACTCTTACACTAACAGACGCTTCGCAGTTTCCAAGCTCTGGAACTAATTTTATTATTATTGGTAGTGAAGAAATTTCTTATACTGGAATTACTGATAATACACTTACAGGTTTAACGAGAGGAGTTGCAGGAACAACAGCAGCTTCTCATAGTGATGGAGCAACTGTTACAGATTCAACTGACTATATTGCATGGGGCGAAGCAGCATCAGGAGATTTAATTATTGAACCTGGTATGTGGTCATTAGATAATTTTGGAGACAAAGCCATTTGTTTAATTCACGACGGTGCATGTTTTGAGTGGGACTCTTCTCTATCAAATGCAACAGCAACAAGGGCTACAATTATATCAGGTGCACCAACAGCATCACGTCATATGTTAGTATCTACACCTGATAGACACTTGGTATTTTTTGGAACAGAAACAACAATCGGAGATACATCAACACAAGATGATATGTTTATAAGATTCTCGGACCAAGAAGATATAAATACTTATATACCTACAGCAACCAATACAGCTGGTACACAAAGATTGGCTGACGGATCACAGATCAGAGGAGCAATCAGAGGTAGAGATGCAATCTATATTTGGACTGACACAGCATTATTTACACAACGTTTTGTTGGTCAACCATTTACGTTTGCGTTTACACAGGTTGGAACTAACTGTGGACTTGTTGGAAAGAATGCATGCGTAGAAGTTGATGGTGCTGCATATTGGATGTCAGAGAATGGTTTCTTTAGATATGCAG